TCGCACACACCTCTATGATCGGATCTCTATACGTTCCGCCGCCGGTGCCTAGAGAACTTGTCTCCCTGTCCTCGTCAAACAAGAAGTGGTCGGCTAAGAACATGAGGTCGTTTGATTTGTACTTGTCTTGCTCAAAACTAAACTCGATGTCTCTGAGCTTTCCGCTGTGCTTCTGAATAAATAAACTTGTGTTGCCGGTTCTAAGTGGCCGGTGAACGCTGGCACCAAAAGATGAGGTAGAAGTAAATCTAAAATCATTTGGCCCGAGGATGCCGTTCTCACCGAAACCAACAATCTCGGCTCTGTCTGTGTGTATGATTAATGTCTTATCAGCAGAAAGAGCTACAATGTTGCTTCCTTCTTTAGAGTTTGGGGTAAGGGTAAAAGCCCTGGTGTTGTCCTCTGTGTATGTTGTAAAATCATCGTCCTGCTCGAAAGGGCGCTCCATCATTAGGAAAACATTTCCAGCTAGTGAGCCCCAAAGAGTGTCTGGGAAATGTCTATTGCCGCCGTAGATAAGTCTTGATTCGTATGCGACAACTGTCTGTGGCCATCCCCTATATTCACTCCAGGCTGCTTCTTCCCACGATGTGCCAGCCGCCGTTCCGTGCGCGAGTACTGCCACTGCGCTGAGTACTGTTGCGGTTACCGTTGTTGAGTTTGTAACAACTGTGACCCTAAACACCCCTGTTGTTCCGGCTGAGGATAGCTTGAAGTATGCCCCAAGATGCCCAGAATCAAAAAAAGCAGCTGAGGCCGTAACTGTAATCGAGCCAGTAGCAGCACTCGGAGTAAGATTAACGCTGGTTCCTAGTGCCTGAATTGGAAGGTACGGCACTGTCTCCCAGGGTTTTACTGTTATGTAGTCGTTGTCGATAATCTGAAGATCTGTTCCCACCCAAAGGATGGGGTTCGTGGTTCCTGCTGGTGCAACGATTGCCACAATATCGCCAACCTGTGCCCACTGAAGATTTTCGTTGGAGCTACCAAGACCTGTGCTCGGTGTGCTGAGTGGAACACTTCCAACACCCGACGCATCGGTGTAGTCGTAGGTGGGGAAGTAGAACCAGTCTGCAATCGCCCCACAACAAACAAGTATCTCTGAGTACCCGTCGGACAATGTCCGTGGGATCATTGTTGTATTTCTAAAAAATGGATTGCCCGCAGAAATACCTGTCTGAAGGTTCGTGTTTCTGGCCGAAGCCAAATTTATTCTCCGTGTGCCGGGCCTTCTGAAAGCCCCGCCTTGGATCCTTGGGATAAAATTTAGGAGTTGCTCTGAGGCTTGAAAGTACTGCTGGGCATCCGTCCTATAACGAGCCTTTCCAGACCACTCGCCAGCGGCGAAGGTGTTTACTAAATTATTAAACTTCATCTATCCCTCAATATCTTGAGTTAAGCCACTGCTTCGCATAGGGCACTCGCGGAGAGGCCTCTTGTGCGCTAAAACTTCTAGACTCAGACAATGTTAATATATAATTTTCTTTAAGTTTTTCTTTAAGTTCAAGGCTGGGAACGACGGCGTATGAATTTTCATACGCGAGCTTCGCTGCGAGAGTCTTTGCGAAGTTGTAGGAGAATAGTCCAGGCTGTGTGATTTTTTTGATGTATCTTATTGCCATAGACGATTCGTCTGTGGCTAGGAACTGTCCCTCTCGTTCCCAAGCAACATCTTCATATTCTGTCTCTACGATACGTAGGCAGTCTGCTGGTAGGACGTAGTAATACGTAAATCCATAGGCCGGTGCAGAGGTAGATAGAGCAAGAGAAGCTCTGCCCATGGCAAAACGCCAGGGGTGCGCTTCTAACAACGCATCCCTGGTCTTATCAAACTGTTCATTGAAAAGCCTGGCCACAGGACTATCGTCGTCGAGGCTGATTATTCTCTCAGCCCCGAGCAATGATAAAGCGTCATTAACAATCGACGTTTCTGTTGTGGCCATCCGTTACTCCCTAATTAATCTACTACGTAGTTCAACCAAACTTGTAACGTCAAAGTGTCGAGAGATGCTGTGATCTCAGACGGGGTACAAACCACAACTGTTTCAACTGTGAATTTTTTACCAACGCCCGCACCAGCCAGTTGAGCTGCAACAGCAGCTGCGCCTGGGTCAGCGCTTTCGACGAAAGCATTCAAATCAACTGAATCAACGCCGTTAGCTTGGTAACCAACGTCCAAGATTCCAGTTGCGCCGGAAGCAGGACACTTAATCATGCCGCCGATTACGCGTGCGCCTGGGGGTAATTTTCCGAGGTACAAGGTATCCGTGGTTGCCAATTCGCCAGAAGCTACATACTCAGCGTACAAACTTTTGACTTCTCCGGAGTACTCACCAATTGCGATTTTCTCTGAGGGAACCGTAACGTATGCACGTTGGTACCCTGTTGAATATTTACTTGCCATTTTTTATCCTTTGTAAAAGTTAATTTTAGTATCCCATAACCAACAAAACAAAAGGGGCTCTTTCAAGCCCCGAAGTCTTAGCTCTCTGTGCAAAGAACCTCAACAACTTTGTTTTCTTCCATGCGAGTCGCACCGATGCCCATGCAAGAATAAACTTGAGTGGCATACGATTTGTCATCGCGCTCAGAAATTCGGCCCTTCATTTCCGCACCGATTGACAGCAAGCCGCCGTCCATCGCGTAAGCATAACACTTACGTGCGCCGATCAAAGAAGTACCAGAACCGACAGCGCCAGTTGAGGTAGAACCTGAAAGGGCAGCAACCTGAGCAGATAAACGCTCAAGACGGATGAACTCAAAGCCCATGAACGTGTTCATTTCGCCTTGAACCAAAGCTTTTACCGAATTGTAGTCGGAGCTGATTACTTCAGTTTGACCAAGCAACGCTTCGATTTGTTTTGATCCGCAGATAAAATATCGTTTGATTGAAGGATCAACTTCAGCTGCATCTAAGTATCGCTTAGCTGCACGAAGAGTTTTCAAGTTCAAATCAGACAACGCTGAACCAGTGTTCGCAGCTAATTTGTTAGCAGAAGGAAGAACAACCTCAGTCGCTCCGGCTTCGCCAGAATAAGCTGAACCGCCAAGTGCTGCGATGATAACATCATCCATTGCACGGCCCATTGCCCACATAGCGGCAATTGCGTACTCAGATGTTGGATCGTGAAGCATGCGGATTTTGTCTTGGTCATCGACCAAGTCAGCCCATTCATAGTCCGCTAATGTTACACGTCTACGAGAGTGGGGAGTGTCCAACTGTGGGGTTGCGCTGTGTCGGCCAACTTTTAATTGGGCACTTACAGAACCGATACGGTCATAAAAAGCAGATTTTCCAGCTTGGCTCTCTTGGCGGATAGTCGATCTAAGACGAGATCCCTTTTGTTGAGACAAGTGGAAGACATTTGAAGCGTATTGCTGAGAAAAATTCTCAGTGATTTGTGATGACATGAAGTCCTCCGGTTAAAGTTTAGTAGACATTCGGCACTTAATTGCGGAATTGTCCCCTAAAGAGGATTCACTACGTGCGTCATAGCCCACACAAGCATGAAGAGATCCTGTGCCACAGGATTGTCCCTAAGCACAGGATCGGAAGATTAGGTGCGCATGTCAACGGGACTTTTTGACGGATTTACCATTTTAAACAGATGCTGCATCTCAGCAAGTGCGTCTTTATGTCCCGGATGGTCCTTTAGAAAGTAGGGGTGTGTACCAACTTGGGACATAACCTTGTTAATCTCTCCTTGGGCGTCCTTCGGGGTCATAACAGGCTCTTTGTTGCTACGGCCACCCACTTCGGTGGACTCTTTCATGTACTTATCGTGGATGCCAGCTAATAGCTTTATCAATCGTGGCTCGGATGCTAGGCCAGAATCGTTCAAGTATTTAACCATGTCCTCGTCCGCAATTTCTGTGACGACAGACTGAGCCGCAAGGGCTTTCTGTTCAAACGCTGAGCCCCACTCTTTGCGAAGATCGTTTGTTCTGTTCACCTGATCTTTTTTAAAATCTTCGAGCACAGATGTCTCTGCTTCCCCGTTCGCCTGACTAAACCAGTCCGCAAGGGCTTGTGCCTGTTTCGGGAGTATTCCAGATTTGTAGGCCTGGTCTTTGAATCCATCGACGAACTTAGGGTCGATTTGGGTGCCATCTTTGAACTTGACCGCATATTCCTTAACGTCCTGTGGAAGACCTAGTTTATGGTACACCCCACGCCAGTCTTCGTCAGTTGCGTGCTTAGATGGTACGGGAATTTTATCCGCACCTACTAATTTTTGCGCACTGATGTAGGACTTGGCCAGTCCAGTAATGTCATTGAATACTTTGAGCGAAGCATCCTCTTGAAGCTCTTTAGGAAGCGTGGATCTCCAATCTTGATTCCCTGGGGTGGCGGTAAGAGTAGTATTAATGTTTCCAGGGGTCTGGTTGTTTTGAGCTGTACCAGCCTGAGAATTACTGTCCCCTTGGGGAGTTGCAGATCCGCCCCCTCCACTAGATGAAGCTCCAGTACCTCCTCCACCACTAACCTCGTTCTGAGAGCGTTTAAGCTCATTCCTCATTAGCATACTTGTCGATCCTTTCTTTTATTCCTTCAACGTCAACACTTAACTTTTCAAGAATACTTAAAATAACTCTTCTCTCACCCTCGCGTACCAGAAGAAGATTTACGTCTCCTGTGAAGTTGTCGCGAAGAACACCAAAATGAAACATCATGTCCTTCAGGACAATCTCCCCATCGGGGGTATTGAATACATTCTTGTACGCTTGAAATGTATTCGACTGCCTCTTTGCCGACTTAATCTGAGCTTGCTTAGACATTACCTAGCCTCTCCCTGAAATACTGGCGCCAGTTTCGATGCGCTGTCAACTTCTTGTGTCTGGGCCTCGTTCTGTAGCGCCGCCTGCTGCGCCTGTGCCCGTGCGTCTCTTAGGCCGTCCCTGTCTTTCTTGGTTCTAATAACCTGCACAGGGGTTCCAAAAATATCTGCTATCACACGTATTGCTTCGTCGCCATTAAAATTATCTGCAACAGACGGGTCCATTTGAATAAACGGACTACACGCCTCTATCGCACGGAGAATGTTCTGGGCCTCGCTGAGCCGCTGAGACCTAGCAATCAACGAAGAATATCTAACGTCGAT